TCGTCGATCACGCGGTCAAGCTCCCACCCATCGAGCGTGGACTTCAGGTTGGCGAAGGCGTCCTCGCCGCCTGCCTCGCCCATCTCTTCGTCCCACACCTTTGCAATCATCCAGCCTAGGTCCTGTGGCAGCACTGGCATCGACGCGTGACCGTTGATTGCGTGGCCAGTCACTGTGAAATAACGGCCGTCTTTGTACAGCTCAACGCCGGCCTCTTTCTTGGTCCTTGAACCATCAAGGTTTGTCTGTGTGAAGATCTTCAGGCCAGTGCCAGACGGCGATACCTCGGCGTAGCCCTCGACCCTGTCAAGCGTCTCTTGGGCAAGCTCACTTAGTGAGCCTGTGACTGGGTCGCGGCAGTCGTCTAGATCGATCCCGTGCAGAGTGCCGCCAAGCACAATACCGATGCCGTCGTAGTCGCCAAGCAAGTATTCGTCAACGGCTGCACCGAAGGACACCCACGTAGCTGCATCGGTCGAGCTGCCCGCACCGCCCTTGGCAGAGAGCGGCATCTTGGCCCAGACCTTCTCGCCGTTGGGCTTGCTGCGCTGCACGTTCTTCCAAAGGACCCAGCGGTCCAGTGATTGCAGGTCTTGGGGTATGTTGTCTAGGCTAAGCGCCAGTACTTCAGGGCGAGTCATGGCCTATCACCCCGCTGCATTACGAACGTGGGGCTCATCGCTTGCAGCATTGCTTTGCGCAAACCGTTGTAGCTGTCCGACTGGATCAGCGCTGCAATCACAACGCCTTGGTGTTCTTCGGTAACGCCCATCTCATCGACCGCGTGAATGCAGTCGGCAATAAGATCTTTAAAATACTCTGATCGAGAATTCATACTGTCTCCTAAATGCAACACCGGCATCCGGCCGGCTCGGTTTAATTTGGCATGCCGCTGATAGGCAACATGTGCAGGAGTGCTCGCTGTACCTGTGTGTTGAAAGCGTTAACCGCTTCGTCGTCACACGAGATGAACACGCGCACACCTTCTTCGTTCATGTCAAACACCAGCTCCGCTCCTTCAGCAATTGCACGCATTGCTTCCAAAGACAAAGCCATTCTTAGATCTATCACCGGCGTCCCTTTAGGGCGTCCCAATCAATGTCAGGCCTCATGTCTTCAGCACGCAGGCCAAGGCGCAGCAACCGCGAGACACGTACCAATTCAGGTACGCGCGCCATGGGTATGCGATCCTTGCTGGCCCACAATGACACGGCTTGAGAGCGTATGCCAAGGTAGTGGGCTAGGTTAACTGGGCCGCCGAAGCGGCTAATGATTTCACTTGTAGTCATGGGCTGCCATGATAGCGTTGTTTACATGTAACATGCAATAAATTTATTTTTACAAACGCAGTGAAAGCAGTGCTATCATCACCGCTCTAAACCAACCTAAAGGACTAAACCATGAATGATATTTACAACGGGTTCTTGAGCTTATTCAAGACGCCTACCGCAGTAGAGATTGCTGCACGCGAGCTTGAAGAAGCGCGCCGTCAATTACTCAGATCGCAAAGCGCAGCCGAGTACGCAAGCCGAATCTCAGCATACCACCTTGATCGCATCAAGCGCTTGTCTTTTTACCTTGTTGAAGCCAACAAGGCCGACGATTCCAACACCCCCGTTTAACAAGGAGTTTTTAAATGATCACGATTACCATTCAACCTCAGAACGCAGACCAAGTTCAGATCTTGGCTTGGGCTATGACCAAGCTCTTGGAGCCAACGGCCGATGAGCCAGCAGCCAAAGAAGAGGCGCCGGCTAAGAAGCCCAAGGCAGCTAAGCCCGCACCCACTCCTACGCCTGAGCCAGAGGCCGCGCCAGCGATTACGCTTGAGGAAGTGCGCGCCAAGTTGGTGGCCTACAAAGAAAAGGGTAAGCCACTCAAAGATTTGTTTGAGACTGTTGGCTGCGCCAACCTGAGCGCAGTGCCGCCTGAGCGCTACGCTGAGTTGCTGGGCAACATGGAGGCTGCGTAATGTCCTACATCATTGCATCACTGCCGCCGATCAAGTGCTTTGTGAAACGGGAGTTTTTGTACAACGACCACAAAGGTCACGGTGAATTAGAGCCGGCCATCTGGGTCAGCCTCAAAGCCTTGCGTGGCCAAGTGTTCCGCATTGAGTCGTTGCTGCCTGAGTATGGCGCGCTTTACGACAAGCTGCCGATACATGCTTATGTGTGGCACAACGAGGGATCGACGCTGCCCACCTTGCCCGTCGATGCTTTGCAATTGTGGGACTGCATGGGCTATCGATTCACAATCGTTGAAAAGATTGGCCTGCGTAACTTGGGCGTGAAGTTCTTGGGCAAAGACAAGCAGTGGCACTTCGGTCGATACATGTTTACTGTTGACTTCTGCGCTGACGAGATGTCACTTGACACCGGGTTTACCGAGACGGCTGAAGAGCACAAGAGCTTTAACTTTATCCAACTAGACAACGGCCAGTTTGCTGCACAGCCAAACAACCGTTGCCTGTGGTACGACCAGTCTTTAATTCCTGCTGAGACGAAGTTTCCTGACTTTCAAGCAGCGCAAAGATTGTGGACTGTTGATGGCACGCGCAAGTGGGCTGCCGGAGACGATTGGTTTTATGACATAGAGGAAAAAACGTAATGGCAAAAGTAACACTCATCATCGAAGACCACGGCGACGAGGTCAAACTGCAAGGCACTGTTGAGCCTGAGATCACTGCGGACAAAGCGATATTCAGCACAGCTGAGATCATCGGCCTGTACTTGCAGCAGAGCATGGCTAAGATCATGGCCGACGCGGTCAAGTGGGCACAGACGCCTGACACGGTGGACGAAGCGATTGTCAAAGAGCCAAGCCGTATCATCCTGCCCGGCGCCGAACTATGACCGCCATCATCATCAACTACATCAAAGCCTTGTTTGCCCGTGTCGAGCCGACAGTGGCTGACGAGCACTGTCCCTATTGTCATGGCATTGGCTATGACGCAAGCGGGTTCACTTGCACTTGTTTGCGGGAGAAGAAATGACAATCGAATTAGCACACGCCAAACTGTCCGCATCCGGCAGCGAGAAGTGGATGACATGCACGCCAAGCGCGCGCATGGAGGAAGCGTTCCCAGACGAGGGCAGCGAGTTTGCCCGCGAAGGTACGTTCGCCCACGCAGTGTTTGAGCAGGAGCTGCTGCACTACCTTGGCCGCGAGGTCGAGCCTTTGCCAAACGAGTTGATGCACTTTGATTCACCAGCGCTTGTTGACTACGTGCGTGAGTCGGTTGACTACTGCATCAAGCGCATTGAAGCTGCGCGTGCTAGGTGCAAGGACCCGGTGTTCTACGTTGAGCGCAGGCTTGACTTCAGCCGCTGGGTGCCAGAAGGTTTTGGCACAGGTGACTTTGTGATCATCACTGACGAGCTTGTTGAGGTGCTAGATTTGAAGTATGGCAAAGGCATCTTCGTTGACGCGAAGAGCAACAGCCAAATGCGTTTGTACGGCCTCGGTGCATACAACGAATTGTCCGACTTGTACGACATACAAACCGTGCGCATGACCGTACTCCAGCCACGCCTTGGCAACTACAGCAGCGAAGAGCTTTCAATAGCCGACTTGCTTAAGTGGGCAGACGAGGCGGTTGTGCCTGCAGCCAAGTTGGCTTGGGATGGCGAGGGTAAGTTTGTCCCCGGGCCACATTGCACAAGTAACTTTTGCAAAGCTAGGTACACATGCCCAGCACGTGCAGAAGGCGCGCTTGCTGTAGCAAGGCAAGAGTTCAGTTCGCTGCCGCCGGCGGTGGACACATTGACGGTTGACCGCATCGCCGAGCTGCTGCCTAGTGCAGACGCTGTGATCGATTGGTTCACAGACCTGAAGGCACATGCACTCAAGCAGGCCGAGAAGGGCACGACGGTCCCCGGCTACAAGCTGGTCGAGGGCAGGAGCAATCGCAAGTACAGTGACCAAGACGCCGTGGCCAAAGCGCTGCGCGACGCCGAGGTCCCTGACGAAATTGCATACGAGCGCAGCCTGCTTGGCATCACTGCCATGGAGAAGGCGATCGGCAAAAAGAAATTTGCTGACGTGCTGGGTGATTTGATCACCAAGCCCGAAGGCAAACCAACGCTGGTACCCGAAGGGGACAAGAGGCCAGCACTTACATCTCGTGCATCCGCACTTGATGATTTTTCTAAACCAGTCTAAAGGACAAACATGACTACCGACTACAAAGTTATCACAGGCAAAGTTCGCCTC